ATAATCCAGCCTAGTGGTCAAAACCTAGATGGTATAATGAAATGTATACAAAACAAAGTAGATGCGATTGATAGAATAACACATATGGGTTCAGTAAGAGCAACGAGTGGACAGATAGCTAGTGGAATTGCATTGCAGACGGAGTTCCAGTTATTAAATGCTAGACTATCAGAAAAAGCAGATTATTTAGAAAACGCAGAGGAACATATCTGGAGTTTATTTGCTAGATGGTTAGAAAAAGATTTTGATGGTTCAGTTAACTATCCAGACACTTTTGATATTAGAGACTGGGCGAATGATATGCAATACTTACAAATGGCTAAAGCTAGTGGAGTTAAGTCAGAAACATTTAACAAAGAAATAGATAAACAGATAGCAGACACAGTTATAGATGATAAT